ATTATTGACACATCATGCAAGCGTTTACGTAAATCACTTGCGGGTGGTTATCATTTCAAACGTATTAGTGTCGGTGCTGGGCAAGAACGATTCCGTGATCAACCCAATAAAAACGAACATTCACACATTGGTGATGCATTTGGTTACTTAATGCTTGGTGGTGGAGAACATAAGCGTATGACTAAGTCTAATTTAAATGCCAAAACAATTATTACACAAACTGTAGTTAATTCAGACTTTGATGTGTTTTCGTAATGTATAATGAAGTAGACATCTTAAAACGCATGCCTGTTAGAAAAGGAGTGTATTTTTTACCTTTTCATCTTGATCATGGGTATCAATGTAAAGCGGTAGATGAATATGACTCTGAACAAACTACGATTGAAGATCGAATCCAAATGTTGGACAGGCAGTCTCAAGCTGGCCCGTGCATTACTGCGTTTGCTAATAGTAAGCCTCTCGCTTTGTTTGGTTGCGTGTTACTTTGGTCTGGGGTTGGTGAGGCGTGGTCTTTGTTATCAGAAGAAGCAAGACGATACCCTATTACGATGACAAAAGCAGCTACAGCATTCTTTAATGCATGTGAGGATATTTTACATTTACATCGACTACAAATTACAGTAAAATCTACAGATAAGCGTGCTGTTGGCTGGGCAAACACTTTAGGTTTTGTTTCAGAAGGATTGATGATTGCTTACAGCGCAGATAAAGATGATACGTATATTATGAGGAGAAAGTAATGGGTGGATTTTTTGGTGGTAAACCAGACAATTCTGCTGCTATGGAATCTTTAAGACTGCAACGTGAGCAAGCAGATACAGCTCGCAAACAAGCGGAAGAGCAAAAAAGACAGTATGCAGAAGACTTAGCATCAAAACAAAGAGCAAGACGCGCGGGTGGACAACGAGCTTTACTAGCTGGACGATTCTCTCCAGAGCTAGGTGTTGCACCTGAAGAAAAAACTAAAACAACATTAGGAGCATAATATGGGAAAAAAAGTTGCTAAGGTTGTAACTGCACCCGTTAAAGCGGTAGGCAAAGTAGCAGAAGCTGTTGTAAAACCTGTTGTTAAAGTAGTTGCACCAGAAAAACCAAAAGCTGCACTAGCAGCAGAGCCAGCACCAAGAGCAATCCAAGGTCGTGATACAGCCGCAGAACGCGCAGCTGCAAGACGTAAAGCACGTATGCAAGGCGGCGGTTTATTATCTGGTGTTAGTTACATTGGTTCACAAAGCGGTACAGGTGGATTGCCACAACTTGGTGATACAGGCTTAGGTATTCGTCCATCTGATTTAGGTTACCCTCCAGAGGTTTGATATGGCTGAAGATAAAAATAAATTTGCAGATGTGCCTATGGGCAAAAATGGTAAGCCAACATCAGCTTACATGAAATGGGCTTATGAAAACGATAAAGAGTTGTTTATGGATTTGCAAGATGAATTCTTTACAACGAAAGGTACAATGAAAGATAACATGGTACTTGATAAGATTAAAAAGATGTTTTCATCTGATAAAAAGGATAAGTAATCATGATGGACAAAATGCAAAAGAAAGTTCGTAAAGTTATGAAAGAATACAAAGCTGGCGAACTTAAATCAGGCTCAGGAGCAAAAGTAAAAAGCCGTAAACAAGCGATTGCTATTGCTATGTCTGAATCAGGACAGGCAAAAAAATCATGAAAGAAAAACCAGTATGGGACAAAGAGCGTCCAAAAAGTTTAGGTAAATCTAAAAAACTTTCACCTATGCAAAAAGCTGCAGCTAAAGCTATGGCTAAGAAAGCGGGTAGACCATATCCAAATATGGTAGATAATATGAGAGCTGCTAAAAAATAATGACACTTAGCGTTAAAAGAGAGTCAGATAATACAAGTTCTCGGCATGTAGTATTAACACAGGCTGATAAAAATAATAATCAGCATGTAATAGGAAGTAGTGATCCGTTAGTTATAGTAGATGTAAATCATTTGCGACTACATGAAGGTCGTGGATTTTTATCTTATTATATTAATGCAACACTAGCTACGGGTACAAGTTTAAATTTAGCTTTTGCTTCAGCATCAGGTATTTACCCACACATAACAGTCGGTGCATTTTGTGGCGGTGATGCTACATTATATTTTTATGAGAATGCAACAGCTACAGGGGGATCTTCATTTACGCCTGTAAATAGAAATAGAAATAGTACCACAACTAGTAGTGTTGCTATTACTAATGGTCCAACTGTGAGTGCAACAGGTACATTATTATATAGCGAGTTTTTACCTGGAGGCACCAAAAAGAAAGCGGGTGGGACCAGTGGTGAGTCATTAGAGTTTGTATGCAAACCTTTGACTACTTATTTAGTTAGAATGACAAATACATCAGCAGCAACACAGGTGGCTGAAATTACAATGGAGTGGTACGAATAATGGTCGCTAAAAAATATCAGAATCCTAAGGGAGGTCTTAATGAGGCTGGGCGTAAATACTTTGAAAACAAAGAAGGTGGGGACCTTAAAGCACCGCAAAAGTCTGGCACTGATGGTAGGCGTGTATCTTTTGCTGCTCGTTTTTCTGGCATGGCTGGGCCGTTAAAAGATGAACAAGGTCGTCCAACAAGATTAAAAAAAGCATTACAAGCGTGGGGTTTTGGTAGTAAAGAAGCAGCACGTAACTTTGCAAACAAAAACAAAAAGGCATAATTATGGCAGAGATGATGAGATTAAAAGCAGAAGACGTATTAAAACGTCATGAAAAAGCTTTAACTAGAAAAGAAGATTTTAGAAATCTTTATGAAGAATGTTATGAGTTTGCTCTGCCACAACGTAATTTATATGATGGACATTATGAAGGCAAAGTAGGTGGTACGAAGAAGATGGGCCGTATCTTTGATTCCACAGCCATTGCTTCGACTCAACGTTTTGCTAACAGAATGCAATCAGGTATATTCCCTCCACAACGTAAATGGTGTCGATTAGAACCCGGTTCTGATATTCCTGTTGATCGTCGACCTGAAGCTCAAGCAGCGTTAGATGCTTATAGCGATAAGATGTTTGATACTTTAAAACAATCTAACTTTGATATTGCTATTGGTGAGTTCTTGCTTGACTTGTGTGTAGGTACAGCCGTCATGATGGTACAACCCGGTGATGACTTGTCACCGATTAACTTTATTCCTATTCCACAATATTTAGTTGCATTTGAAGAAGGTGCAAATGGTCATGTAGATAATGTGTATAGACGTATTCGTTTAAAAGGTGAAGCCATTCAAAGACAATGGCCTGATGCTGAATTACCTAAAGAATTATTAGATCGCATTGAACAAAAGCCTGAAGATGAAATTGAATTGGTTGAAGCTACATTGTTTGATCAAAAGCGTGGTGATTATTGTTATCATGTGATTGAGAAGAATAGTAAAAAAGAAATTCTTTATAAACGATTAGTACGTAGTCCTTGGATTGTATCTCGTTACGCCAAAGTAGCTGGTGAGTTGTATGGTCGTGGTCCATTAGTCACAGCATTACCTGACATTAAAACACTTAATAAAACTAAAGAACTCGTTCTTAAAAATGCATCGTTAGCGATTAGTGGTGTTTATACTGCTGCTGATGATGGCGTGCTTAATCCTAATACCGTTAAGATTATGCCTGGTGCTATTATTCCTGTAGCACGTAATGGTGGCCCACAAGGTGAATCTTTACGCCCATTACCACGCGCGGGTGATTTCAATGTATCACAAATTGTCATCAATGATCTTGTACAAAACATTAAGCGTATCTTATTAGACGAATCATTACCACCTGATAATATGTCAGCTCGTTCTGCAACAGAAGTAGTAGAGCGTATGAAAGAATTATCACAAAACTTAGGTTCTGCTTTTGGTCGTCTTATTAATGAAACCATGATTCCATTAGTCAGCAAGATTTTAGAAGTCATGGATGATCGAGGCATTATTACATTACCTCTTAAAGTGAATGGATTAGAAATTAAAATTAGTCCTGTTGCACCATTGGCTATGGCTCAAAACATGGAAGATGTACAGAACATTATGCAATATGCACAAATTGCACAACAAACACCTAACCCAGCTATGTCTATTAAGATGGAAGAAATGATGGATTATATTGCTGATAAATTAGGCGTACCACAAAAACTAAGACCAACCCCACAAGAAAGAATGATGTTACAACAACAACAGGCTGAAGCAATGCAACAACAG